CTCGAACTGAACATAATCGGCTATATCATAGACCAAGATCCGGGCTCTATCCTCTATGTGCAGCCCTCACTCGACGACGCCCGCAAGTTCTCCCGGCTGCGTATCGCTCCAATGATCCGGGACAGCAAGGCACTGAAAGCCAAAGTCTCGGACGTGAGGACGAGGGACTCAGGGAACACGATCCTCCAGAAGTCCTTCCCCGGCGGTATGCTGACGATCACCGGCTCCAACAGCGCCTCAGCTCTGGCCTCCACTCCCGCCCGGTACATAATCGGCGACGAGCGCGACCGCTGGGCTATAAGCGCCGGAACCGAGGGCGATCCGTGGGCTCTGGCAGAGGCCAGACAGACCACGTTCTACAATGCGAAGGCCGTCGAAGTATCAACGCCGACCATTAAGGGCTCGTCCAATATCGCGGACAGCTTCGAGCAGGGTACACAAGAGCGCTGGTGCCACCAGTGCCCTGAGTGCGGCGAGTACGGCGAGATCATATTCGACCGGATCCACTTCGAGCACACCCACAAGAGGATCCGCGGGAAAAAAGTCTACAAGATAACCGGCCCGATCACATGGGCCTGTCCTCATTGTGGGTGTATCAGCACCGAGGAAACCATGCGACGGCAGCCTGCGAAGTGGATCGCAGAGAACCCGGAGGCATACACCACCGGCGTGCGCTCCTTCTGGCTGAACGCCTTCTCGTCCCCGTGGACACCGTGGGAGAAAATCTGCCTCAAATTCCTGCAAGCGCTGGACGATCCTCAGAAGCTAAAAGTCGTTTACAATACGCTGCTGGGCCAGCTCTGGGAGGATCGCGGAGACATGCCAGATGAGGAAGGCATGATGGCCCGACGCGAGGACTACGGCACCAACGCCGACGGCTCGCCGGTGGAAGTACCGGAGGGCGTTCTCGTCCTTACCTGCGGAGTGGACACTCAGGACAACCGGCTGGAGTATGAAGTCGTAGGCCACGGCCACTACGGCGAAACGTGGGGCATAAAAAAGGGCTACATCATGGGAAAGCCGGACACCGACGAAGTGTGGGAGCGTCTCGACGACGTGATCGAACACGTCTACCACTTCAAGGACAGCCAGCGCGGGCTCAGGATCTCGATCACCTGCGTGGACTCCGGCGGCCACTACACGCAAGAGGTGTACCTGCGCTGCCGGGCCCGGAAAAACAAGCGCGTTTTTGCTATCAAGGGCGGCAACGGCGAGGGGATCCCCTTCGTGACGCCTCCCTCTCAGGTCAAGATCGTGATAAACGGGCAGACAATCGGCAAGTGCTGGCTCTACACTCTGGGCGTAGACGCCGGGAAAGAGATCATAATGTCAAGCGTGCTGGTGCAGGAAGCCGGGCCGAAATATTGCCATTTCCCCCTCGGCGAGTCCTACGGGTACGACTCTTATTATTTCAGCGGCCTGCTGTCTGAGAAGCTGGAGCTCACGCAGACGAAGCGGGGCAACCGCTGGACATGGGTGAAACTGCCCGGCCATGAAAGGAACGAGGCCCTCGACTGCCGCAACTATGCGCTGGGTGGCTTTAAGATCATAAACCCGGACATGCAGGCGGTGGAGAAACGGCTCAAAAGCCTGCCGACAAAAAAGGCACCGAAGAAACCTGCAGCACAGAGGCCGCGGCAGAACCGCCCAGCCAATATTTACAACGACGACTGGTAAGGAGGCACACACATGGCAGCAAGACGACGATCGAAGGAAACCGTGCGCACGGAGCTGGAAAGGACGCGCACCCGGCTGGATCTCTATCTGGCCCGCGAGCAGGAAATGCTCAGCAAGGACGGCGTGCAGCTCTACACGATCGGATCCAGAAATCTGCAAAGATACCAGACACCGCTCACCGCTATTCAGGACGAGATCGAAAAACTCAGGAAGCGGATCAGCGAGCTGGAGGCAGAACTGGCGGGACAATCTGCCCGCCGTGCGGTGGGAGTAGTCCCCCGCGACTGGTAACGGGTAAACGCCGGGATCACCGGCTTTACTACGGCAACACCGGAGGGAAGGTTTCGCTCCTTTACTCCCCCCGGCGCTGCCGTTTTTTATTACAGACAAGGAGGTGAGGAAAACGAGGTACGACAAAAAGACGGGCCTTTATCTGCCGGAAACCGTGCGCCCGAAAAACAAAGGCTACGGCGAAGCGGGGGCCAGCTGGAGCAAGCGGGCCGTGAAGGGCTTCAACGCACCCAGCGGCTCCGCACATGAGGACATAGACTTCCACAACTTCACCATGAGGCAGCGGGCCCGCATGTTATACATGGCCGCACCTATGGCGACCTCAGCGATCAAGACCAACCGCACAAACGTGGTAGGCGTCGGGCTCCGTCTAAAGAGCCGGATCGACCGGGAGGCGCTGGGGCTCACGCCGGATCAGGCCGAGAGGTGGCAGAAAGACACCGAGCGGGAGTTCTCCCTCTGGGCGTCCAATAAAAGGGCCTGCGACGCCACCGGCATGAACAACTTCTACGGGCTCCAGCAGCTCGCGCTCGTGTCGTGGCTGCTCTCTGGCGACTGTATCGGCATTGTGAAGCAGTACAAAACCACGCGGCTGCTCCCCTACTCCCTGCGGGTACACCTGATCGAAGCTGACCGGGTAGCGACACCGACCGGGGCGGGGCTCGGCACGTCTCTGTTATACACCACCGGGAAGAACCCGGACAACGGGAACACCATATACGACGGCGTGGAAGTAGACAAGGACGGCATGGTGGTGGCCTACCATATCCGCAGCACATACCCCTTCGAGCTCGGCGCACCCGCCCTGACAGAGTGGGCCCGTGTTCTTGCATATCAGGAACACACCGGACTCCCCAACGTGCTGCACGTCATTGACACGGAACGCCCGGATCAGTACCGTGGCGTGAGCTATCTCGCGCAGGTGATCGAGCCGCTGCTCCAGCTCCGGCGCTACACAGAGTCCGAGCTCATGGCAGCGGTGATCGAGTCCTTTTTTACTGCCTTCGTAAAGACGGAGGCGTCAAAGGAGGAAATGCCATTCAACGAGGTGAACGAGGACGCAGAAACAGAACCAAGGAACCCGAACGACTACAACATGGGGCCGGGACAAGTCAATATTATGAACCCCGGCGAGGACGTCGTTTTCGCTGAGCCAAAACACCCGAACGGGAGCTTCGACAAATTCGTGGAGGCGATCAGCTCGCAGGTGGGCGCTGCTCTGGAAATACCGTCCGATCTGCTGCTGAAAAAGTTCAACGCCTCGTACAGTGCAAGCCGCGCGGCCCTGCTGGAAGCATGGAAGGCGTTCAAAATGCGCCGGGAGTGGCTGGGGGACAACTTCTGCCGCCCGCTCTATGAAATCTGGATGAGCGAAGCGGTGGCCCGCGGCCGTATCTATGCGCCGGGCTTTTTCGACAATCCGGCGATCCATGCCGCATACCTCGGCAGCGAGTGGCTGGGCCCGTCTCAGGGGCAGCTCGATCCGGTGAAGGAAATCACCGCGGAGATCCTCGCGTGCAGCGAGGGCTTCTCTACCCACGAACAGAGCACGATCCGGCTCAACGGCGGCCAATGGGACAGCAACGTGGAGCAGCTGCAACGCGAAAACGAGAAGCTCGACGGGCAGGCACCGGATCCGCACCAGAGCGGAGGCGCTGGAAGCACTCAGGAGGGCGCTCAGGAGCCGCAGGAAGGCGAAGAACCGGCAGAGGGGGACAACAACCCACACAACCCGGAAAACGCCCGCAGACGAGGCGCTGAGGCGCTCCGCAGCCTCGTTTTAGCGGAGCAGATCAAACAATCCGTAAAAGGAGGGCAAGCAGATGAAACAACTCAGTAAGCTGCGCATGGGGCCGACACCGGCACCGGCAGCAGCACCAACCGCCACGGCGACAAAGTTCTGGAACGTGGCGACCGTCGGCGACGACGAGGCCGAGATCACACTATACGGCGACGTTATGAGCAAGCAGCCGACAGACTGGTGGACGGGCGAACCTGAGCCCGGACTCTACATCACCCCGGAGGGCTTCATGGAGGATCTGGCAGCGGTCAAGGACAAAGGCCACATCACCGTCAAGCTGAACAGCTGCGGCGGCGACCTTTACACCGGGATCGCGATCCACAACGCCCTGAAAACTCTCAGCGGAGAGGTGAATGTCGTCGTGGAAGGGATCGCGGCAAGCGCCGCCAGCGTGATTATGTGCGCAGGCGACACCGTGACCGTGTACCCCGGATCCCTCGTTATGATCCACGGCGTAAGCGTGTATCTCTGGGACAGCCTGAACATTCAGGACATGAAACAGCTTATGAAGGGAATGGACGCCAGCGAGCGGGCCGTGGCTGAAATATACAACGCCAAGACCGGGATCGCGGTGGACACTCTGCGCGGCATGATGACAAAGGAGACGTGGCTCACCGGCCGGGAGGCTCTGGAGAAGGGCTTCGCCGACAATCTGCTGGAGGACGAGGAAGATCCCGACATGAGCATGAGCCACGACCGGAAAGTCCTCTACGTCAACGGCATAGGCCACAACGTCGAGGGGCTCCGGCATATACCGGGCACGATCCCGATCCAAAAAAGTGCTAAACCGGCCGCAAGACCGGCAGCAAATATAAGGCCGACCAATCAGGCGGCAAAACCAGAAGGAGGTAAAAACCACATGACACTCGAAGAACTGAAAGCTCAGGAGCCTGATCTGGT